GGTGGGATCCCCGCGCTCCGAGGTACGAAGGAGTAGCGCCAGGGGTCAGCGTAGCAGGGGATGGTAGTCCCCTACAAACCATATACACACGGTCAGTGGCGGCAGGCCTTAGCCTAGTATTACCCGCCACTTTAGGGCCCTCACTTTAGGGACCTAACCATATTATCATTATTATGGCTTTCTCTAAGAAACGTAAGTATTCCAAGAAGAGAACTTTTAAATCTAAAGGATTTAAGAAGAGAACTCGTAGAACCAAAAAGCCAATGGTTAAACTTATCCAATCTGTGATTAATAAGAATATGGAAGATAAGTTTGCTTGGAGATCTGTTAGTGATGTCCCATACAACAGTGCTATTAATTCTCAAACTGATGTTGCATCTATTGTACCTTCGATTAGTGTAGGAGCTGGTGATGCTTCAAGAGTGGGTGTACAAATACACGGCAAACAATTAACCATTCAGGGACATATGATTGGTAATTTAACTAATCGTGAGTATAGTGATGTACGTATATGTGTCAGGATGATGATTGTATCACCAAAAGGATATGCTGGATATACACCTGCATATAATGCTGCTGCTACTTGGTTAGCGTATTTATTAAAAAAAGGTGCAACTACAGTTGGTTTTACAGGAGCTGTGTCAGATTTATATGCTCCAGTAAATACTGACGCTATAACTTGTCATTATGATAAGTTGTTTTATCTGAACAGTCCTTATGTTCCAGGAACAGTATCTGGTGCTTTACCAGTTACAAACTCTACAAAATTCTTTAAAATTTCACTTCCTGTTAATCGAGTTTTTAAGTATGATTCGGCAGTCGATAGCGGATTGTTGCCAGTCAACTATAGTCCGTTTATTATTTTAGGCTATGCTCATTTAGATAATTCGACTCCTGATACTGTTCAAACTCAAGTGAATTTGAATTGGACTGCACAGTTTAGATATCAAGATGCGTAAGTTAGATAGATACTTTTTAATTAATCAAAAAAATCCTCACAAATATCTATAAACTCTCTCGACTCGCATACATCATCGCTAGCTGAGGGAATTGAATCACATGATCGATTCTCCTCTTCAATTGTAGGCCCTGCTCCACTCCAACCCATTCCAAATTCCCAAGGAGTTGATCGGGAGAGAATGGGCATGTAATTATCAATCTCTTCAATAGACATTGCACTTGACCACCCTTCGTTTCCAACATTAGGGGATAACGGTCGAAGAGGTTCAATATGAAATTGAAGGGCATCTCCTTCGAAGGTCGAAAATCGTCTACTATAGCTGTATCCCGGCCCTCGTAATTGCACCACCACTTCGTGCTTGATTGTTTCGGGTAGGCATCTGGATACGTTTCCCATGCATACCGGGACTTCCCACTTCCAGTCGGTCCCCACAACCAGAAAACCTCCGTCTTCCAATTTCGGGCTGATTGTATCATAAGAGTATATGCTTGGAGACCTCTGTGAAACTTCACAAATGTCGATGGTAGATTTGCTGCCACATCCTGTAAGGTACCACCGTTAGAGAGGATATCGGTAGCTTCATCTATATCTGAACGCTTACCTTGACCCTTTGGACGATCTCCACTTTCCCAGAAGGTTCCTTCCTTCTCGCAATAAGTAATAGCTTGAAGAGCCGTCCCTTTAGATATTTCAATGTGTGGTTTGCTAGGACAACCATAATCTTGTAAATATTTAACACATGCAGTAATTGACTTTCTATTCCCGTTAGGAAGTTCAAAATAACCTTGAAGATGGGGAGTTAAATTCTCACCCACTTCTTTACCATAACAAACATACTTGAAGACTGTTGCAGAATTAAACCATTCAATATCTGCATCGTTGTAATTGTTTAGTGTGAAAACAAATCTGCATGATCCGCCTGGCATTTTCAAAATAATGAAAAGCTTCTAGAGAAAAATACCTTCTAGAACACTTTCACCCACCACCGCCATCTCCAACCACCACCACCAAATCTTTCTAATAGCAAAAAGATGTCCCACCTCAGGGTCCCTCTTTAGAGGGTAGAGGTGGGATCCCCGCGCTCCGAGGTACGAAGGAGTAGCGCCAGGGGTCAGCGTAGCAGGGGATGGTAGTCCCCTACAAACCATATACACACGGTCAGTGGCGGCAGGCCTTAGCCTAGTATT